TTTCAAGATTCCGTCACTTAGGTCATAATCATAACCAATTGGCACGAATCCACCACCACGGAACTTTCCTTCTTTTGCACGCCCTTCTTGACCATCCATCATTCTTTCTTTGATTCGGCTTCTTTCCAGTTCTGCGAACACTGCAAGAATACCAACCATTGCTTTGCCGAATGGCGTTGAAGTGTCAAATGCTTCATTTCTTGAAACGAAAGCAACATCATTTGCATCAAATACATTCTGTATCATGTATAGTGTGTCAAATTGAGAACGTGAAAGACGGTCCAGTTTGTCAACAAGAACAATGTCTGTGTGTCCTGCTTCAATATCTTTTATCATCTGATTCATTGCAGGTCTGTCAAGGCTTCCCCCTGAATATCCATCATCAGTATAAATTTTTACAACAATCCATCCCATTGCTTCACAGTATTTCTGCAATCTTTCAATCTGTTGTGGAATCGAATAACCTTCTTCAGCCTGATGCGCAGTTGAAACACGAACATATATGAAAACACGTTTTTGATATTGATTTGCGATTTGCATTAAGTCTTTTTTACTCATTTTTACTCCCCATTTGTCGATTTTTTTTGATTGAATGTTCTTTATTCTGAAAAAATAAATTCATATAATATTCACATAAGTAGCACCAATATAACAAATAAATCAATTATATTCTTTACAAGAACAAATGTTCCCATTGTGAAAGGAGCGCACCATATGAAAGACAACAAAGCCCAATTATTAGAACTTATTGACACATTGAGTGACAAACAAATTTTGTTTATTCTTACATTTCTAAAAAGAATTCTAGGGAAAAGTTAATCTTTCCCTGCAAGCAAGTGTACATATTCCCTGACCTGCGCCCTTTTGGTGTCAGGCAGTTGGATGTATTCTTCAAGCATTGTCATGAAATCCAAATCTTCATCTTCCTTGAATTCAATCCGCATAAACAGATCACCAAGTTTGTTTGCGGATTCCACGATTTTTTCATCAGACTTCTTTTCAATTTCTTCTTCCCATTCCATCAGGTACGCAATACTTGTGTTAAGAACCTTGGCAAATTTGGCTATTTTTGATTGAGGAATGTCATTTGTTCCATTTTCTATTTTATTAATAGTGGACTTTGACTTGTAACCCATTTTTTTAGCCAATTCTTCTTGTGTCATGTTTAATTCTTTTCTTCTTGCCATGATTTTATTTCCGATTCCTGTCATATACAATCACCACCTTTACTTGATAATAGAATATTAACATCAAATTTCCCCATAATCAACTTTTTTTGACTTTTTTAAAAAAAATAGTTGACTTTCAATCTACAAGATACTATATTGAAAAAGTAGATTGTGAATCTACTCACGAAATTGAAAGGTGGTGAATATATGACAAATACTGAATTACTTGAAAAGAAAATTGAAGAATCAGGTTATAAGAAAAGTTATATTGCAAAAGCAATTGGCTTGAAAAGTACCTTCGGACTTTCAAAAAAAATTCGTAACGAAAACGAATTCAAAGCAACGGAAATCAATGCACTTTGCGATTTGCTAAAAATTGAAACGTTGGAAGAAAAAGAAGCAATTTTTTTTGCGGTTTAAGTAGATTCTAAATCTACTGGAAAGGGGCATCAATGAACGAACTTGTTTATTTGAAAAATGATGAAGCGGTTTGCAGTAGTCTTGATGTGGCTGAAAGTTTTGGAAAGTTGCACAAAAATGTATTAAGACAGATTGAAAACATAATCAAAGATTCGCCCGCTCAAAATTGCGCTCGCTGTTTTAAAAAAACAGCATACAAAGACGAACAAGGAAAACCAAGACCAATGTATTTGATGAATCGTGATGGTTTCACTTTTTTAGTGATGGGTTTCACAGGCAAGAAGGCGAATGAATGGAAATGGCAATATATAAACGCATTTAACCAAATGGAAGCCTTCATCAGGGAAAAGACCACTGAAGCATGGATTGAAACACGCAAGACTGGAAAAATCACAAGAAAAATTGAAACAGATGTAATCAAACAACTTGTGGAGTATGCGAAAGATCAGGGAAGCGGACACGCTGAAATGCTATATATAACATATTCCAAATTAGCAAATAGCATGGCAGGAATAACAGACAGGGAAAGCGCATCAGTGATGCAGTTGAACAGCATGACACTGATTGAAAACATCATCCTGAATCAAATTCGTGTCGGCATGGAAAAGGGTATGCACTACAAAGATATTTATAAGGATTGCAAAAGGCAGATTGAATTATTCAAATATATTGCTTATTTGCAAGTTGTTGGGTAAGAGGTGGCAACATGGCAGTAATACATATTTTCAAAAATGGCACAACAACAACAGAATTGAAAGATGTGTATGTTCCAAAGGAGATTGTGGAACGAGTTGTTGCCATATCTAAAAGAAAGGAAAGCAATGAAAAAGAAAAATAACATTTTAAGCGTAGCAATTGGCGCAATGATTGCAATTCCGCTTTCAGTATATGTGCAAAATCAACAGGAATTGCAGGCAGAGAAACACAAGCACGATTGCAGACCACAAAGAGAAATCTGCATTGTGGAAAATGTGATTTCTGAAGATGAAACAGAAGAAACAGCATATTTTGATGTTCCATTATCAGAAGAATTGCAGGCACACATCTTTGCAGAATGCGAAGAAAAAGGAATTGCACCTTCCATTGTTGTTTCAATAATTGCACAAGAAAGTAATTATGATTCACAGGTGATTGGTGATGATGGATATTCCAAAGGATTGATGCAGGTACAGCAGAAATGGCATGAAGAACGGATGGACAGGCTTGGATGCACTGATTTACTTGATCCATTTCAAAATGTCACGGTTGCAGTTGATTATTTGGCAGAGTTGAAGGACAGAAATCAAGATTTGTACTTTGTACTTATGGCATACAACGGTGGTGCATCATACGCAAATGAAATGATTGCATCTGAAAAATACAGTGATTATGCCTTGGAAGTAACCAAAAGAGCAGTAGAACTTGAAAGCAGGTGGAATTGATGGATGAAGATTTTGTTTACAGTGATGAAGAACTGGAAGAAGCAATTGAAATGTTGCCAATATGCAGTGAATGTGAAAAGCCCATCCAAGATGAATTTTGCTTTGTCATCAATGGTGAAATAATCTGTGAAGAATGTATGGAGCAATACAAGCAACCAACAATGTATTTGATGGGGTGATATGATGACGAATCAGCAAGCAATTGAAGAAATTGAAAGTCAAGTATGTGATGGATGCGTTTGTGTTTGCGTTGAATGTGCATTCCAAATGGCGAAAGATGCTTTGATAATACAAGAGATAAAAAATAGTAAAGGAGTTATAAATGAAAATCTTACTTGTGAATGTTGATAGCAGGTGGAACATGGCAATCAGAAAAATGTACAACTTTTTCATGGCAGATCATGAAGTTGAAATGATAGACCTGCATTTCAGTGGTTATCCACACAAAAAAACAAAAGTCATTGATGCTTCAGGATATGACAAAGTATTTGTCAGCAACATTTTTGACACCAACAAAGACAGGGTGGAAGTAATCAATTGCAATGATGTTGAATTCGGTGGGATCGGCTCAAAGAATCCACATTTGCAGTTGCCATGTGAAATTGAAATGACAGAACCATTTTATTTTCCTGATGAAACAATCAGTTATGGATTCATAACAAGGGGATGCATAAGAAATTGTTGGTTCTGTAAAGTTCCAAAATATGAAGGGGAGTTGAAAGAGTACAACACTATTGAAAGCATTGTGAAGCACAAGAAAGTCAAATTTCTTGACAACAATATTCTTGCCTATCAAGACCACATGAAGGTGTTTCAATGGTGTTTGGACCATCCTGACATCAAAGTTGAATTCAATCAAGGTTTAGATTTCAGACTGGTGAATGATGAAAACCTTGAAGCACTTTCAAAGTTGAATTATATGGGTGAATACATATTTGCATTTGATGATCCAAAATATCAGCCATTGTTGGACAAGAAACTTGTGTTGATGAAGAAGTACATCAGCAAGCCTTGGAAGTTGAAGTTTTATATATACTATCACCCTTCAATGGACCTGAAGCAACTTTTTGAGCGTGTGGAGTGG